TTCGGATGCGATGCGCACACGTCGAGGCTTCCCGTCGAAATGATAGATCGCAATCCCGGGAGCCGCTGCGTCCTCTCCGAGCCAGACCACCATGTTGTCGATCACACACACACCGACCGGGGCCGCATGCGGTAGGGACTGGAGGATTCCAAACTCTTCCCCAGGTACCGTCTGGTTGAACCAGAAAACCTGATTCCCCGCGAACAGCGACATGAAGATTGTGTCCCCTGCGAGCGCGAGTCGCTTTGTGCCTGCTCCTAGAGCTGGGAAGCGCGGGAATGCACTGTACGCCAGATTGCAGGACGTACTGTAGAGATCCGTCCCGCCTGAGGTGTAGTAAATCATTTGGCCGTCAGTGACGAATCCGCCGCCACCATCAGGAGCCGCCGATGCCTGAAGCTCGATTACCGCACCCNNTGAAGTTCCTCAATGGTCGCCCCGCCTGTCCCCGCTCCCCCGCCCGTGAAGATACGATAGCCGTCAGTCGTGGCGACCAGTCCTGCCGCACCTCGTGTCATTGACCACACAGCCGCGCCCGTTTCGTCAATCATGCGTGTCGTGTTTGAGTCGATCGTCGACGCCGTCCCGGTGAGCACGTAGGTTTCGTCGCCGCTGTTTGTACCGTACGCTACCACAGCACTGATCGCGCCACTGGCGGAGTGCGTATATGATCCCAGGAGCGTATCGTCTGCCAGGCTGAAGATGCCCAGAACTCGCCCCGCCGCCGCATTGTAGCCTACCGCGTATGTGGTGCGCCCTACCGCAATGGCCGTCACATCCGTGGGCGTTCCCGGGAGTGTCGAGAAACGCGGCGCTGATGTTAGAGCCGACCAGCCCAATGTGCTACAATCGAACACACCGATCTTCGTCTCCGAGGCGACCACAACATGAGTCCCGTTCGTGGCAATGGCACGGCAATCCTCCGCCACCATGTCCGTGAGCGTCGTGGTGTTCTCCTCTTTGAAGGGGAATTCCGAGCCTGACAGTGGGCGATGCATAATGTATTGTCGACCTGCGACCCCATCCACCAGTAGATCGGGAACGTTCTCGAACTCCCCGCCGCGATCTCCCAGTTCATACAGGTCTTTGAGGATCTTATTGAGCTCGTCGTGAGGCAGTGCATCCTCAAACTGATAGCCCGAGTCACGTACTCCAAACGGAGGCTCAGAAAGGTCGGCCGGAATTGCGCTCGCGGCCCATGTTCGTCTGATTGTCATAGCACCCTACCTAGTGGCGAGCCAAAGCCCGCGCTTGATGAAAGTCGAAACATGCCCGGAGGCCCTACTGCGATGGTCCCTGAGATGCCTACTACGGCCATGAACGTCACGAGACGCAACACACGGCGCTCATATGCGGGCGACGGCACCAGTCCCAAGTCTACGTTCACGCGGAAGTGTGTGTGGTAGTTGGAATAGGTGATCTTCTCCTCCTCGAACAGCAAACCGACCACGCGCACAATGACCTCGCGTCTGCCTGCGGCCTTCAGTGCGAGGAGCCGTGCCTCAAGGATGCGCCTGTAGTCAGAATCGTCCAGTCCGTACCTCGCCTCGCCTACGATGAGCCCCCAGCGATCCAGCATTACCCCACCAGCGAGATTGATGTTCTCTGAGAGATAGTGGTCAAAGGTTTCATCCTCGAGGAGCTGTACCTCGTCGCCAATCGCCTTGAGTAGTGAGAGGATAATACGGCCCCGAAGGCGCGAAGGCATCCTGTCCTGTAGTCGAGTTTTGTGGTCCTGAATGTAATCCATTATAGCACCGTGATGGTTCCAAGCGTTGCAATCTCTGTATCTGCGATCGTGAAGTCCGCACCTACGCCGTTGAGCAGTACAGTAACGGCCTCCACCCCTGCGATGTTATCCAGCGCCCCCCAGATAGGAAGCAGCCGAACATCTCCGCCGATTGCGAGATCACCGAAGTACGCTGTGATTGCGTTCTCTACTTCTGGCTCCAGATCCGCTACCGTGAAACCAGGCTTCGGAGAGATAGTGACCGCAACGTTGACCACACTGGATGTAGCGTGATCGTATGCGAACGAGTATGTGACACCATTGAGTGCCGTAGAGCACGACTCTGCTCCTACTGTCAGAATCCCCGCAGGTACGACGGAGAGCATGGCCGCTGCCAGTGCGGACTTCTCGTTGGCAGTGAGCGGGTCAGGAAGCACGAGGACGATGATCGATGCGTGAGGTAGCACGAAGCTCCCCACGGTAGTCGTGACCCCTGTGTCGTTTGCGACCACCTTCGCGCCAGAAATGCCATCCACACCCAGCACCGCAGCACTGATGGAGGGGATTGTTCCTGTCGACGCTCGCGCCAGTTCGGCATTCCTGCGAGCCCGGAGTCTGGCATCTGATTCAGTAACCGATCCAAGTGCCGCAGAATCTGCGTTCGTGACGGAGCTCCACCCCCCAACAGGCGTGACAATCTCAGTCAGCGTCCCCGGGGCAGCCGATACAGGGCCTGTGGTTTCCGCCTCGACGATGCCGCTTCCCGGCACTATTACGTCCTCAAGGAGCGTCCACCTCGTCTTGGTGGATGCGTGTCTGATAATCTTCCCGGCCGGAACCACGGTGCCTGGGGTGCCGCCAAGCGTAACAGTGGCCCGCGACCGGGAAGCGGGAATGCGCGAGATTCCGGCAATAGCCGCGATGTTCTCAAGCGCACGCCCTGAAGCGTTATTCGGCGCGTAGGCATCCCAGAGCGCCTGATGCGCTTCGGCGATGGTTTGGAGCTCCGCGCCCACTACGTCGAACAGAATAGAAATGAACTCCTCGTCGGAGTCCCAATCAGGCGTGATCCCCGCATCGGCCTCAAAAGCCGCTCGGAGACGAGCCATACGGGAATCAAACGTCTCGACTGTAAAACCAGTAGATGAAATAGGCATTAGAGGACCACCACGCGTCCGGTTCCCTGGACACTTACGCCGAGAACAGGTTGATCTGTAATTTCAGGGTTGAGCACAATTTCCACATTGATCGTGACGGACCCACTTGTGTCCTTGACAGGCACGATTGATTGGATACGATCGACACCTTCGACGCGCAGAATCTCGGACGAGACACGCGCCACAATCTCCGAGACACTGACGTTTCGTGTTCCCAGCCATTCCATCCATTGCAGGCCGCTCGTGGGATCGAGGAACCATTCGCCCCGGAAGCGCCCCAGTCTGATCTGAATGGACTGAACGACCTTCTCAGGCCCATCGATCCATCTGTTCTGCGCCACGAGATCACCATTCACCAGAGCCACGTCAGCCATATGTAATCTCCTGCGGTTGGAATCCGAGGTAGTCGACCCGGTATAGGACGGAAGCCGTAGTCGCCACGGTGCGGTAGGCAATCAGAACAACAGGTGCGTTCAGGGTAGTCGGGGCCGTGATAGTAAGCGTACGCTCCGCCGCAAGGGCCCCTGTTTCTGCGAAATAAAGACGCATCGTGGCCACTCCCGCCTCCCAGGATACTTCGCACCTGTACCAGCTCAAACTGAGCGTGATGTTGGTTGTTGTGGCTATCACACCAGCGTTGGCGGACTTCAGTGTCAAGGCGTTATTCGTGATGCTGATAAACAAGCCGTTCCCGTGAACGCCTGCTACAGACGTGCGTGAGTGTAACCCAACATCCATGGCCACATCTGTGAGCGTTTCTGGCCGGAACACGAAGACGATCTTGCCTGCGTCCCCGATCCGATACGCTGAGGACGCGGTACGCCACATGGCACCAGAGTCAGCGGACGTGGAACTCGACATGCACAAAACACCTGCCCCGGAGACAAAGGACGACGGATCTAGTGATTGCGTACCGCTTGCAAGCGCAGAGTGGTAGAAGTTGCGGCAGTTTGTAGCCGTTGTGGCAATCGTTGAATGGAAGTCATCATGAACCCCTCGAAGCCATGCACCACCGCCTCCTCCTCCCTCGGGCACCCATGCGGCCAATTTCTCGGCGATCATCTGCCAGAAGACGTCACGGTCGGCCTTGTCGGAATCCGATAGTGCGTCGATGCCATCAACGATGCTTTCGCGTAGCGTAGTAGGGTTAAGTGCCATATTAGTTAGCCTCGCATGGCTTGAAGTCGTAGTTTGATGCCCTGAAGCGCCAGTTGTGAGGCAGGATCAAACGTGGTAGCGCCCATCCCCGTCAGCGAGGTTGTAAGGTCACTAATTAGGTCGATTACCGTGGTTAGCAGTTCGTCCCCTGACGCCTCGATGCGAATTTTTCCGGTTGGCTTCATGATGACGCCCACGGTACCGTCCTCAGCGCCTACAAACATATCGTCCGACAGTCCCGCAATAGGACTCGGGGCAGGTGGCATGGGGATTGCAACGGCGTCCGACCAGTCGAATCGTCGCAGAATCTGTGGGATGTTGTCGGTGTTCCCTGTGCCCATGAATTCGTCAATCGATCGGTCCATCACCACGAGTGTTACGAAGTCGCCAGGCTCGAGGGGAGCATGCATCGTGAAGCCGCCAGCGCGCCAATGGCATACAGGCACCTGCGGGATGGGCTCGAACTCGGTGACATAAATCTCCTCGTCGTCATCCTCAAACGCTTCCCGGATTACAGGACGCACCGTCGCTGTCTGAGTCACAGAATCGTAGCTCAGAACCACGCCCGGAAGCGAGACGTTTACTTCAGACTGCGCCCTTCGTGACCACCCGGCAAGGACGTCCTCGAGTGTGCGGATAGGCATGTTTACTCCTTATTCCAGAAGAACTTGTGTATTGTATCCCGCTGGAACTCGTCAGACTGCTTCCCGTACTCGATGAGATCAAGGTACTGGTCGGTGAAGATGGTGCTGACGAACGGCTGAGGCTCCGGTGCCGGGACCGGGTCACGTACTTCAGCGGCCTCAATCTCGGTGTAGAATACCTGATCCCAGTTGTCGCCTGTGTGCTTCACAGCTTTGACCTTGTACACCCCGTCGAACATTGGAATCTCACCGTCACGAATCTCAAAGCGGTCGCCGGGAATCAACGAAGGTTCAAGCATCACTGTGAGCTCGACGCCGGATTCTTTCTTCACAGGACGCTTTATCAGGTTCGAGAGCGGTGCATCCGGCGAGTAGAGAGGCCCTGAGTTCCGGCGTACCTTCGACTTCGGAAGGAATTGGAACGTGCCGTTCTGGATCGACCAGTCGGAGCCTGTGCTCTGCGCGAGCCGATCGAGAATACGGTGGGCAGGGCCCCTCATATGAAGGCCCTGTGTTAGTCGCATGTCTCCTGGAACGTCGATGAGTGAGACAGGGAGCCCGAGCTGGGCGGCTGCCTTCTCCACAACGTCCTTGACCAGTATCTCACCAGAGAATGAGCCCTTGACCCTCGCGCGCGAATAGGCGCGGTATCCATCCTTTGCCTCAATGAGTAACACCCGCTCAGGCGAGTCCAGACGGTACTCCACGCCATCCTTTACCGGATTGCCACGGAACACCAGGCCAGGGATCTCGTGCCCCGCATAGAGCGATACAACGAGGTCGCGCCCTCGAGCCTGAAGGCGCTGATAGGTGTCAGGGTCCAGTCCGTACACGGAGATGGTGGCCTTGTTCGGTTCGCCCTTGAGCGTCTTCGTCACAGCGAACGATACACGCAACCCGTCCCAGACTTCGTCATCCAGTTGGACGATGACCTTACGCCCCCACAGCCTCGACGGTTCATTGATTGGCATATCAGTCCACGATGTAAAGTGAGAAGCGTTCTGGAGCCCATTCGCGCCAGTTCTCCCACGTAATGAAGGCGTCGTCCCCGCCCGGAAGGAGCAGGAAGTTCACGTCGACGTTCCCGAAGCCCACGCGACTGTTTACACTCAGGCGCTCCCCCTCGACCAAGGCATTCCCCTCGGAATCGTAGATCGAGACGTACCAGCCGCGCGTGCGGTTGTTCCAGTACCAGTCGAACCGAAGGCGACGTGCGCCCGCCTCAATGGTATTCGAGAAGCGCGGTGTGCGCTCCGGTGTGATTCGTGCGATTGGCATTAGAAGAACCCGAAGCCTGCGGTTAATTTGTTGACGAGCTCGTCGTCTGAGAGATTGCCCTGTACTCCACGACTCAGGAAGCTCTGGTCCCGAGGAGAAACTCCGCTTCCACCACTGCCACCGCTACCTAGGGACTGCTTCGCNNGACACACCTCAGGAGCCTTCTTCAGAACGACCAGTGGTGGAAGCTCCACACGCTGTGATTGAATGAACTCGATCTCTTGAAGCGTGATGTTGAAGTCGACGTGTACGGGTGTGCGAATTGAGTAGGACCAGTTCACCATCACTAGGGGGGTGTACAGTCCCATGGACTCCGAGAGATACTCCCAGAGCCCCGCCTCGTATCGTTTGAGTTCAGCCTTAAATCCGGCTGCCCTTGGACGTGTCGTAGGATTCAGATCCGCCGCCGCAGGAGCTAGACTCAGGCCACCTTCAGGTGCCACNNCCGCCGCAGGGACCAGTGGAGACTCCGTCACCCTCAACACGAGGTCGATAGTAATGGGCTCCCGTAGCCGGAAGTCAGCGGGCGTCGAACGATTCCCAATCGGATGGTTCGTGACCTGTGCGGGGTGTGTAAAATCCTCGCCCATCACGTTGTCGGCTGTGAACCAGATGCGGCCCTCATCTCCAATATGAATCAACGGCATCACAGACCTCCAGACGAATTTTGCGCCGAATTGAGAATTGAATCCCAGGACATGGCCTGCTGCGCCTTGACGGCCTTCGCAGTTGCCAGCGGGTCTGCTGCGCCGTCCACACGAATGGTGGTATCGCCCGCGTTGACCACAACACTACGGTTCGTGGTCATATTGGATGCGGCGCTCTGTGCTGCCGCGCTTTGGACACCCGCGTTACCCATGGAGTTCATTTCCCCAGTAACCCCGTACTGGGCAGCTGCCATACCTGCGGGAGTGTTGAACATGCCTTCAATGGCGCGCATCGGATTCAGTTTGGCCATCATTCCTGACAGCTTGTCGAACCCGAACTCCTCGGCAATGGCGTCGCCGATGCCCGCGAAGGCCTTGATGATCTCCCCAGGTAGCGCATCGGTCGCTGCGATGAACGCAGAGAACTCCTCTGAAAGAGCAGTGCCTACGCCCGAAAAGACCCCACCGGAGAACGCCTTCACGATCTGGGACGGAATGGTCGCCACTGTTTCGACGAAGCGCGAGAACTCCTCAGCGAGCGCATCAGGCACGCCTTTGATCTCAGCCCAGAATACTCCGAACTCCTCGCGAATCGCTCGCCACGTATCAACGCCCACGTTCCAGAACAGCTTCATGGCGTGCAGAAGCAGCGCGATGGCGGAAGTGACGGCAAGGATAGGTGAGAGCAGCGCGACGAATATCACCCCGCCAATCGCCAAAAGGCCTGCGATGAGGTAAGGCACGAACGGCTTCACAAGTACCCAGAGCCACCCGAACGCCTCAACCACCCAGCCAATCCATGAGCCGAACGCCTTAAAGCCTGCGATCAGCGCATCAATCGCCACAGAGAGCGCCTGGAATCCCAAAGGCAGCTCGCTGAAATTGTCGCGTAGGAATCCAATGAAGGACTGGCCACCGCGCTCGAGGACCATGAAGTCTTCTGCCAGAGCGGCGAACGTTGCCCCGAAGATCGCGACCTGTGCTGCCACAATCGCGAACACAATCGCCACCTTTGCTGTCACAGCGCCCAGCACCGTAATCACACCGGAAGCCAGGGTAATCAGGGCGATCACGACCTTTAATCCGATGCCTGCTGCGGCCAGTGCGGCGAGGCGTTTGAAGTTCTTCTCGAGGCCGCCCGAACGCTCAATGAGTCGCTCGATCTGTCCCGCAGTTTCCTTCACCCACTCCATCGACTTCCCGATCTCCTCAGCATACTCTGCGATCTTGGAATTGATGAGCTCTTTGTTGGCCTGATACCAGTCCCATGTGAGCTGACCGATACGGTCCACATAAGGCATGAGCTCCAGACCGATGCGCGTGCGGAGTGCCTTTACGACAGCCCCCAGACGCTTGTATGTCATGTGAACTCGCTGGCCAGTTTTGACCTGCGACTCGTCCATGATCGCCCCCGCATCCCGTGCGATCTGGGCATAGTCCTCAAGCGTACTCCCGCCCTTTGTAATCAAGGGGAGCAGCTTTTTTCCAAGGTCTTCCCCGAGAAGCTGGGAGGCTACCTGAAACTTCAAAGTCTGGTCAGTGACCCCGCGAAGGCCCTGCATTGTGGCCTCGAAAATTTCGACCGGAGACATGCTCGCGAGCTGCTCCTGAGAGAGCCCCAGTGCGAGGAAGTTTTTGACAGCCTCTTTTGATCCCTCGTTTACCTGACCCACCTTTTCTGAGAGCTGGAGCATCACGTCTGCGAGGTCATCTGCTTCAGCGCCGAGAGACTCCATCCCGAAGGACATCTCCTGCATCTTCTGAACGCTGATCCCGAACGCATTCGCGAACTTAGCTGTCTCATTGGCGGCTTCGGCCACAGGTTTGGTCGCAGCGATGAGCCCGGCTCCCAGTCCAACCATGGCCACAGACGCTTTAATCGCCATGCGGTTGAGGTCGTTGAGTCCCTGCTCGATCGAATTGATGCCGTCCTGTAGGCGCTCGGCTTGGAACAGGTCTTTGACCTTGACCCCAAACACCACCATGATATTTCTGACTACACCTTCACCAGCCATACGTCACCTTTTTGCTGCCTGCTCTTCGGCGTATTGTTTGGACGCATCGCGGTACTCTGCGAAAAGGAGCCCCTGAGCAATCTCGCCACAGGTCATCTCACGTGCGACCACCGTGTAGGGCTGTTGCATACGATCGACCAGTAGCCAGATGAACTGGGGCCACCCTGTGGCGTTACCTACGTCTCGGATTTTTTGGAGATGGTACGGATCAGTGTGTGGCTGAATATCCCGAAGATGGGCCAGGTATATCAGAAAGGGATGAAGCCGTTGATGCGAACGATCTGTACGAGAGCTTGAAGCATCTCTTTCCAGCGACCCTGAAACGCCATCTTGAAGGCGGCAGAGTTCGAGAGCTGTTGGCCGTCCCGGATCGTGCGAGAGAACACCGCCTGAATAATCTGAGGGCGCTCGGCAAGACGATAGAGAGAATCTCGTACGTTCTTCGACACGTCAGACACGTCAATAGCTGCCATCACTGCGGCAACGTCGAGCCCGTTTTCCTGGCCCTTGACGATCTGAGTTTTGATGAAGTTCAGGAGAGGTTCGGCCGCGATAGCTGCAATCTCCGCCACGATAGGGATTCCTTCGAGTCCGTCGTGAGGAGTTACAATGTATTCATGACCGTCAATTTCAAAGCGTGATTGTTCCATAGGTGGCACCTACCGTTTGGAAAGGGCACGAGGCCCAGTGGTTTAGAAGGACGCGACTGCGAGAGTCATACGTCCGGCTGTGTTGGGAAGAAGCAATCTGAACTCGACTTCACCTACGGTCCGATTCTTCGTCGGAGCAGGCTGAGTCAGGAACACACAGTGCGAGCTGGCAATCGTGTCGCCGTTCGCAAAGTCTTCATGCAAGTATGGGAGCGGAAGAACACCCGTGGGCGTCTTCGCCTGAAGCTCCTGCAACCTCAAGAGCGACATGAGCTCTTTGTAGGCCGGGCTGTTGTCCATGAGAGTGATCGTCACATAGACGCGTTCATCGTTGAGTCGCGAGACGGTAACCTGCCCGTCAGCTCCGACGTCGTCCTGGTAGCGATCAGATGGGTATTCGTATTCAATACCGCCTTCCGTTCCGTACCCGCCGACAATCACCCCACCGATGGCGAGGATCTGCTGATCTTTGAGGTTATACGTCTTCAAGGGCGCAAGTGGTCTTGGCATCTTCTATCTCCTATTAGACCAGCGGACTGGCTGAGAAGTTCAGGTTGAGGGTGAACTTGTTGGCACCGCGCGCAGTCTGGATGCTGGCGGTAGCGGTGATCTGTTTGGCTGCGATGTCTGCCGTGAGATCACTTGGGAACTCGACCTCAAGCTGACCGTCGACGAAGTGACCTGCCTGCACACCAATGTTGTATTGAGCGGCAATGGCGGACTTGAGGATCGCCTGCCCTTCAGGGCCGACCGGAATCTTCTGGCCGCTCGCGTCTTTCGAGAGTTTGGTGTCCTGAAGCAATGTCTCCAAGCGATCCACGAACCAGTACACCGCGAAGACTTCGTCAAATGGCTGGCCGTCTGCATTCACACCAGGATAGTTGTACGCGTCCGCTGGTCCGAAGGGAGCGATCACGTTAATGTTGCGTCCCGTGACAGCCGCGAGGTTCGCATTGGTGAGCGTTGTTTCACCCTCGACGCCCTTGATCTCGCCCGTCATCGTAGGAGCCGTCTGATCCCAGTCGAACGTCAGGCGGTTGGAGAGCCATGCGATGTCGTGATACTGGGTGTCGTCGGAGCAGAAGTTCACGCTCGAGTGCGTGTTACCTTCCACAGCGGCGATGGCTACTGGCCACGCAGAGACGGCCGAAGCCGAAGTCTGGGCGGCGAATCCTGTGCGGAAATTGATCGTCTCGACCAGTGCCGCAAGCGCCAAGATGTCCGTAGCATCGCGCGACACCGTAGCCAGCGCGAAGTGTTTCACACCCATGGTGCGGAAGTCTGTGTAGGCCGCGAGATGCGTCTCTGCGCCTGCGGCATCCACATCCACGAGGATCAGTGTGGGCTTTCGAGGCTGAGAGAACGCAGCGGTGCATGCGTCCAGATTGGCCCCGGAGATCCCTGCGTCGATGATGTCCTCGAGTCGCCTGAAGACCTGATAGCGACCTCCGCCCTGAGTGAGTGTTCCTACGTCCTCAACCAGCAACGCGATGGTCCCGAGGGATGTGCGTGCCGTTGGCGACGGAAGGAGCGAAATGTTAAAAGTCAGTAGCTGATGCGCCACGGTCATGTCATACCTCTATGGTGGTTAGGGGCTCGTCGTCTTCTTCAATGTGAACAACGAAGGTGTCTGCGTATGTGGTTGGATTGTCGGTGTCTGTGAGCGTCAGCCCCAAACGGTAGTCCAGTCGGAAGTCGCGCACGTACTGAGGCTCGATGTGGTCAGACACCTCGGTTGATACGTCCATGACGCCGTTCCCAAGGTTGATCAGCGAGCCGTAGTCTTTGGGATAGTCGCCCGTCAGCATTCCGAGAATAGTGAGCCAGTCGTTCGTCTCCTCGCCGAATCCCATGATACGAACTGTCGCCGTACGGTTACCGCGATGGTATGTGCCGTCGGCCGTCCATCCCTCCCAGTCCACACCGTTCTCGATGTCGAAGCTGGTCAGATTCACGGTCAGATATGGAAGAGGGAGACGCATCAATTTCGTATTCGAGCCGCGAACCACAGGAATGACCTGCTCGTCGCCGACCTCGAGGGATGCCTTCACCCAGCTACGGACTGCCTGGATAAGTGTGTGTCTGAGCGTGATGACCATTTCATACCTCCACGAACGGAATCACCATTTCGCGGATGAAGGCGGTGGCTGGTCCAGGGTTCCATGGTGCGCTCGCTGCCTCTGTGAGCTCCTCAAGGTATACGTTGCGCAGGACAACATAGTTCCCTATACGCTGCATCGTCCCTCGTGTAGCGATGAGATACGCTGCATCGAAAATGAAGCCAGCAGGGATGTCGATTGAGAACGCGGAGGCTCCGCCCGGCATGTTAAAATACATATCCAGTAGATCGTCGCCAGCGTTCACATCGAACGTGATTAGTGCTCCTGATGTATAGCTGGCCGACGCAAACTCGCATATGATGAACGCCCCGTCATCCAGTCCGTTGATCTCGACGCCCGTATACGCCTCCACGACCCGTCCACCTGTAGCCGATACTGAATCGAAAGTGCCGACCGTGAGGTATCGATCCAGCAACGGAGCATTTGCATACAAGGATTGCTCAGTCAGGACATCGATAGTGTCATCGATCGCTCGATGAATCTCGTTCACATCGGCCGCGACCAGCGTCTTCTCAATGGGAAGCGTCGTGGTGCGGAAAGACTCTTTCGTTACGATGTCGGGCTTTGTAATTGTCATGTCAGTCCACTATCCAATGTGATGTCGAATCCAAGGCTCGCGACTGACTTGAGGCGCATTACACGAGCTTCGTAGTGCGGGATGCGTCGAGGGAAATGCTGTACTTCGCGAACTTCCCAGACTTCTCCGTCTGCCATAACGTAGTCAGGTAGCCAGCCTTGATTGTCCGACCCTGTGCGCAGCTCGGTTTCCGTGATGATGATCATGTTGGACCCGGCGCGGTCACCTTCAGGCAGCGTCATGAGGACGTCACCTGGAACAGGATCGCGGGTCGCAGGGAACACCAGATACTCAGGGACAGGCTCCACAGGGTAGCCATACTGGTCCACCTTCGTACCTGAAACCTCTCGTCGAATACGTGTGAATGATGTGAGCTCCTCACCTACTGACCATCTCATTTCTTAACCTTTAGTGGCGGTGGGTGTAGCTTGAAGGAGATTTGATCGGCGAACCAGCCGTTCTCGTACAGCGGCCAGTCGAATCCTTTTTTGATGACCGTGGCTTCAGCATTGGCCTGCCAGTTACTGGAATCCAAAATGGTGCGTTTCATGTCGCGCACCGCCCGCTGTCCCATACGCGTCTGGAGCCACACGGCCGTCTGCTTTGACTGGGGATTCTTAAAGACCGTCCAGAAGTCCTTCTCCCAGGCCTCGAGCCAATCTGCTGCATAGCGGTCGGTCGTCGTGGACAACCATGGTCGCGCTGGAGTATTGGTTCGTGTTCCGAACTCATGCCAGAGCCCGAGCTTCAGTGCCCGCATAGGAGTCCCCTCGGGGAGCCCAATCTCGAGGCTTCGAGGGTCGCGCAAGGTGTTCATCAGACGCAGCATGTTCTTCATGCCGAGGTCTTTGTCCATGAAATGGCCTGTTACCTTCATTTTCATGGTTGACACTCTCTGAATTGTGTATATTCTCTAGGAATGGACCAGCGGCAGGTGTCCATAACAACAGCCGTGTAGTTTCTCTCAAAAACGCACAGACCCTCGGTACCTCGGTATCGGGGGTTTTGTGTTTTACCACTCGTTGTTTTCACCCAGCAAGGCCGGGTTCGGATTGCACATGTCCGCCTGACGGAATCCCGTATTGAACATGCGACGGCCCGGGAGCCGCTTGCCGAGTCGTTCCAGTTCGGTTCCCCACGGCGTGAGGCGTAATGCGTTTGATTCCCAGTCTTTGGGGGTCGCGTACTGAATAGTGACTCGTCCTGCGATCTCCATCGTCACCGGACCCGCTGCTCCACCGCCAGAAGCGGCCGCCTGTACTGTGTACAGTGAGATCAGGTGTGCAGTGAGATTGGCAACAGCAAGGGTGTACAGGCTGCCCCAGACACAAGGATCGAGCTGTGCGACTGCCAGTGCGATGTACTGATTGATCTGGTCGTCGGTGAGTCCCGTTACCAGATTCGCCGCGATTAGCTTGACTGTGTCTAGTGCGCCCATATTACTTGTCCGATACGAGAGAGACTGTTCGTTTCATCATTTCGAGAGCGGCTGGGTCGAGCATCTCGGCCTCTTTCTTCGAGATCGTGATCTGTCCCGGAGTGTCGCGTACGGCCGAAGGGATCTTAACATGGCCCATCACCTTATTCACTCGACGCTCGCGCTCCACTGGCATGTACTGTCCATCCAGATTCACCAGCATGGTCGTGGCGTTCTCCTGAACGTTCTGACGCTTGTATGGAATCGAGACTTCACCCTGGCTTGTGTTGATCAATGTTGGCATCCTGGCACCTTTGGTTGGCCCTACACGGGCATGTGAAATAGTAGCCGACTCAGGACTCGAACCTGAAACCGTCGGATTATCAGTCCGATGCTCTACCAATTGAGCTAGTCGTCTTCACACTTGTTGATAAGTGTGTACGTTTTGTTACACGCTTGGCGAGAACACAACGAGATTGTAGAGCGGATACCACATGCGGATACCACCATGTGACATGTAGCAAGGCACATGCATCTGGAAGCCCTGCGTCTCCGCAGGAAGCATCTGGAACGCTTCAGGGATCACGTTAGCGATCGCATCCGCATCGTTGCGCTTGAAGAACAACAGAACGTCGGTTCCACCTTCGCCTGCTCCACGGAGATGTGGAACGCTCATGACCTGATCGATGTGTCCGTTCAATCGAAGGAACGCCTGCTCGATCGTCTCCTGATTACCAGAAGCGAGCGACAAGTACGTCGAACGGATGTACTCACGCTGGCGAGTAGGCAACGCGAGAGTGTCTGGCGAGAAGACTTCGTCAGTATTGAGGAACTGGAGCTGCGCCAGTCGTACCAATTCTGCGAGGATGTCCTCAGGCGTACTGGAGTCATCAATCGTGATGGTCGAAGCGGTCTTGGAAACGTATGGGTACGTGATCACGCCGTAGACGTCATCTGCAACCGATCCGGTCCACGACTTCGCGTCAACGAACTCCATCATCGATCGACGAGCCGCACGTTCAAACGTTGCCCGGATGTTGGTCCCGGCGTAGTTGGAAGCCTTCAGCTCGAACATGTCGAGAGAGAAGCCGTTGATGATGTGACGCACTGGACGAATCTCTTCGTTGCGAGTCATGCTCATCGAAGGCATGGAGTACGATTCACCGCGATGGTACTTGGCCGAGCCGGTCATGTCTTCCGACGTGATACGGTAGGTCAAGGCTCCAGCAGGCACCGAGCCGTCCACAGGGAACATCTCAAGCGCCTTAAGGGCGGTGTATTTCTGCTCAATCACACGCTGATAGGTGAACTCGAGCTCGCGCGCCAGATGGACACCATGGCCAGGGGCCAGGGCATCCAGACGCTGTTTGTTGATCTCGAAGATGGCCTCAGCCCGCTCTCGACCTTGCGAGGTGTTGAGCAGGATGCGTACGGCACTGTCTCCGACCTTGTATTTACCCGTCGCCTGCGAGAGCGAATCGAGATACATAGGGATGTTAGACATTATAGACCTCGCTTGATTTCGATGACGTTTGGAGCAAACCACTTCAGCGAGCCGTCAGTGACCTCAAGTCGCGTAGTGCCTACGTTGTCTGCTGTGAAGAATTGACCCGCTTCGTCTGCATCGGTACCGATCCACACGTCGCTTGCCTTGGTGGCCTGAGCTGCCTGCGTACCTTCAACGAAGATGCGACCCGTGAGTAGGACGCGAGCAGTGGTGCCCTGTCGATACCCGAGAACGGAGGCGTCGCCTACAGTGTTCGAGCTCTCGTCGTACGTGAAGATCGAGATACCTACGACATCTGCCAATGCAGAAGCGCCATCTGGAAGCTCAACCTCATCGCCGTTAGCAACTACGGCACGACCAAATGGCAGTGGGCTCGTGCTTGCTGCAGTGGCGACAGCAGTGAGCAGCGCATCGGCCGGTTCAACGTCCAGAGGAATGGAATTGTACCGAGCGGTGATGGTCAGCTCAGTCGCAGTAGCTACGGCAGTGGCCTGCCCAAAAGCGACTGGATTGGCGTCGAAAGCTGCTTTCAGACCCGCGTGGATCTCAGTTTCAGTGGCAGTGCCATCCGAAGTATACGAGATCAGTTCGTCGCCGAAGTAGAACGCATACTCAGTCAAGTTGGCAGCTGCTCCGGCGAGGTCAACGACCACGGAAGCTGCGGTGTGGGAAGCGCCAAACTCATACGCCTCCTCGTGGTACAAGCGGTGGTCGGCGTCGTAAAGCTGACCGTTTCGTCCCGCTCTCAAAGTTCGCCGTACGCTTAGTTGCGATACAGTCATAGGGTTTCTCCTTATCGTTTGTTGTCGTATGCGGCGAACAAGTCATCATTCGCGGTGTCCTGCGTAGGACGGTTGAAGGTGCTGTCAGCACGCTTGAATGCGTCAGCCAGTGCCTGAGGATGCGACGGTGATGGGAGCAATTTCTCCACAGCCTCGAACGCAGCGTCGATGCGCTCCACAGAGTCCACTCGGAAGTCAGCGCCAAACTTGCCCAGTACGACCTGCTTCTTAATGTCAGCAGTAGTGGTGTTCACTTCGTACTTGACACCGAGGCGGGTAGCGACCTCTTCGACTCCTCGACGCTCGTTGTAGAGCTTCACGAAGTTGGCGGAGTCGGTACGTTCGTCCTTCTCTTTGTCCTCTGGAGGCATTGCGTCTTTTTTATCTTTCTTCGCGTCCTCGGCTGCCTTCTCGTAGGCGTCGACCTTGGCCTGGGCCGCGTCCAGCTTCTTCTGCATAGCATCGAGCTTCTGCTCCAGATCCTCAACGGCGTCGTTCTTTTCGTTTTCCATCGTATCCTCGGTGGTGGTGGCGTGGCCCATAGAATCGAGCCGAATGGATGAAGTAGCGCCGCCTCGACCTGCCTTGGTTACGGCTAGATGGTTCCCGCTGCGCGCTGTCTGCATGAAATGGTATTCGGTCACGCCCTCAGGGGCGCGGGCCAGTGTTGCGTCGTATCCCGGAGATACTTCGCGGATGTTGTCGTTCAGTACTTTGTCAATGAGCTCTTTGTCTGTGATGATGGCGCTGGCCACACACAGTGCGTGCGGTACGTCGTGAGTCTCTGGTGTTTCCACCCATGCACGCTGAACCACACCACGCGCTAGAAGCCGCCACGTAGCAGCGTCAACCTTCCCATGCGCAGGGTGCTCATCTGTGATCGGCTTCCCGACCAGTGTGATCGCGAGAGTAGTCAGGGCCTCTTCAGTCACCAGCTCGAACCGCTTGCCGCCAGGGACATTCGGGTCGGCGTATTCGTAGACCTTAGCTTCCGCCACGACAATACGATCAGCCTCGAGGTAGCCCTCAGGCGTCAGACGCCATGTGGCTTTAACAGCCGCATCAATACGCCAGAATGGGGCGTCGCAGTCTTCTGTGTCCACGAAGTCTTCGCTGTCGGCTCGCTTGTCAGATTCACGCTGCTTGGCGTTCTCCTGAATGGTGCCGTACTTCAGGTTGCTAGCCTTGTTGTTTTTACGGTTGCCGTCTTTGTGGAGTACGTGGCCGGAGCCTTGAAGAAATGCTTTCGCCACCAGTTTGTGAATGTATACTTCTTTGAAACCGTTCTTTGACGCGCCTTTGTCTGCGAGATTGACCCGCTGATAGCCGTCTTTGTCGTCGCGAGGCTTGACCTTTGACTTTGTCCCGCCTTTGAACGACCACACAGTCCCACTGGAATCAATGCCGTAGTCGTCGTACGGAGCCTTCAGTCGTTTGATGGTCATGGTTCCTCTCGTACGGGACGCATCCCGCATTTACAGTTTGGCAGCACGCCCGGCTCGTCACCAACCTGTCCGAAGTAGAAGAACTTCCCAACGCGGTTGAGGTGTTCGTCTCGAGGCGAAGCCGAGGTCGTACGGAGCCAGATGTAGCCAATATAGTTGTCCGTCGCGGCCTGTTTAACGGCTGCTCGGTGATATAGGTGGCCGGATTGATCGCGAGAGTAGAAGGCTGCCCTGTTGGCGCTTTTCTTCGCCTGGTTTCCGAACTTCGTCTCGCCTGCATGGAATGCTTTCGTGTAGTCGGTGACCTGCTTTCGTAGCATCGCCTCTATCATGAGCTGCTGTCGAAGGACGTCTACCTGCTGTCCGATGGTCGTCGCACGTTGGGCGCTGCGCCACGCAATAGGCACCCACGCGTAGAAGAGCTCCACGATGCGCGTAGCGAGCTCCGTGTGCCTGAAGGTAGTGAGAACCGCCTCCATGGCCTCGCGTGCCAGGCGCTCGTAATGAACCCCGTTGAGTGCCCTTTTAGCGGCCGCCTTGAGCTGACGGTCGAGTGCCTTCGACATCCTCACGAGTTCCAGATTGTACTGGCGCTCTAAGTGATGAGGGAAGTCGAAGTCTTCTGCGTCATTCCTCAAACTCAGGGAGTCCGTCGTCGCCTTCGTCGCCGCCCTGTTCAAGATCACCGCCTGCATTTGGATCGGCGTCATCTTCGTCAGGATTGAACACATCAGCGTCTCCGAGTTCGTCGAGGTCCGGGTCGAGTGTGATGATCACACCTTCACGCACCAGGTGCTCACGGAACTCCTGAGGAACAGCCGCTCCCATCCGAGTGTATACCTCACGCGTTTCGGCGCGAAGTTTCTGGATGGTGGCCTCTTCCATGGCGGTGGCTTCGTCGAGCGCAGCCCATACGATCTTAACAGGACGACCCTCATTCAGGATACGGTAGTATCGCTCGAGCGCAGGGCCGATGTCTCGGGTTTGGATGTTCTTATTCTGCTTGCGCCAGTTCGCACGGCCGCTCTCGTCGTCTGTTGCCAGACCGCTGGGAGCTGCCCCGAAGAGCTGGGTCATCGACATACGTGCCGACTTTGCAACCGAGTGAGCCAGACGGTCCCAGATGGTGTCCAGGCCGTTGACCGACGTAAAGGATCGATCGTATGACTCGCCTGCCTGCTTATCGAGCACCACAGCGCGGACCATGGAGATCGTGCGCTGAATGAGCTGAAGCCGTTGAAGGATCTTCTCACGACCGTCGACCGACTCAAGGATCTCTCCCAGATTGTCAATCGAGTACGTGGCGATCTCAAACCGCTGTACGATGTTCCCCATCGACAGTTCGACCTGCTCGAAGTTCCGAATGCGGTCCCATGCGGCCTGAAGGACGCTGTCATCCCACTCGTCGTTGACGTAGCGAAGATACTTAGGAAGCCGCTGTCCTCGGAAGAGCAACAGGTACGAGGTGTGGACTCGAAAGAGCCCCAGCCCCCCTGTGAGAGCTCCGCCTCGGGGCGAAACCTGATACACGGTAGGCTGCCCGAAGCCCGGAGTACGGTAGTCGTAATTCCGCTCAACAGGCTGAAGTTCTGTGCGATCAAGGACCAGTAGGTTCTGGATCTTGTATTTCTTCGAGAGATCGAGAGGCTTTGAGTAGTCCTCTACGCCCTCCAATACCAGCATGACGCCTGCGCCGCCCAGTAGACGCGCCTCTTTGAGAGCCTCTGTAATGGCTGCACGGATGTCGAGCTCTTCGGGCTCTTCGATCTCTTCGTTGGATTCGTCGTCGCGGGCGATATACCCTTGACGCATTGCGTCATCTACAATCTCATCCACAATACGCTGGGCGAGGTCGCTGGTAGCGTAGAGGGTCATCAGCCCCTCGAGGTCGAGGCGGCGATTCATTGTAGGACGCCCGTAGGTGGCGTTGTCTTCCTGCGTTCCCAGGCCTGTAACCGCATTCTGGATCGAGTCCAGTCGGGGGGATGCGTCCACAACGGTGGAGAGGAACCCAAAGGCTTTTGAAAGTAGGGACATAAAACACCATCAGCGGAATAGGGTAGTGAGTGCGTCGATGGCGTTCGTGAGCTTCTGCCTGCCGCCTCGGCGTTGATCCACGTAGAGAACAGCCTGTGACAGGGCATCTACACGGTCATCGTGCTTACGATAGGGGAAGCCAGTGAGCTCTTCCTCGAACTTTTCAATCCAAGGGGCCACGGCAGGTGTCGGGTGAAGAATGGAGCCAGACTGATAACGGTCGGCTGCTCCCTGTGCACGTGACACTTTGTTGCCGTACTTCGAGGGATCGAACGCTACAACGCGAGGGATCTCTGTACGCAGTTCAGCAATAAGTGCGGGCCCGTTCGCCTTGTCCTCAATGAGAATCGTGGCGTTTGGGTATCGCTCGTGGAGGCTCTTCAATCGGCGCTTCAGTTTCGGATAGTCCATTCTGTCTACATCTTCGTCGATGAGGAACAGAAGGCCTCCAATGCGCGCCAGAACCAGCATTGCACAGAAGTCGCTTGTGGCGGTATCCTTGAAGCTGGCATCAACGGAGATGATGAGATACTCCGCCTTCTCGACCATGGCCTCAGGCGTTCCCGCGTATGTGATGAAGGATTCAGTAGCGAAGA